GGTCTTATTTTATCAATGATTATTTTATTAAATAATAAATATTTAGAATATAGCTTCATATCTGAATTATCTACATATTTGAATAGTTATGGAAGTAATATGAGTAAACTATATTGCCGCATAACCGGTATTCCTATCGATTATCAAAGAAGATTTGAATTATACAGGTCTACTTTAACGACACATAACACTGAGCATAATCTAGAGCAAAAAAACGATGATGCTGCTATTCTTCAAGATACTTATTCAGATGTGGCTGCAACATCTGAAACCGAGACATAACATATATATTTAAAATCTAATTACAGATTATGCCGTAAATCTAAAACTAGCAATAACTGAAAAAAGAAAAAACTTAATAAAAGCCCCTGTGCTACCAACACAAGAGCTTTTACCACGATACTTACATAAGCTGTGCCTATGATATAATACCGCCCTGAACAAGCTGTATTATATCATTTCTGACACCGCTTTTGCAAGTAGGTGTTATTTTTATACTCTGATTTATTAAATTAATGAATAACATAACTTAATTCAGACGAAGAAAGAAGGAATGATAATATGAAATTAGCTAATGGAATGGGTAGCGTATATAAGCTATCTGGAAGAAGACGTAAACCATGGGTTGCTCGTAAAACAAAAGGCTGGGATATTGATGAAAAAACTGGAAAAACCAAACAGCTCTACATGACTATTGGATATTTTCCCACAAGACAGGAAGCTCTTACTGCTCTTATTAATTACAATGAAAACCCATATGATATAGAAATCAATAACATAACATTTGAGGAAGTATACGAGAAATGGAGCTCTGAACATTTTCTAAAAATATCTCAAAGTGGTGTAAGAAGTTGGATAAGTGCTTTTAATCATTCCAAACCACTTCACAAGATGCGTATGAAAGATATCCGGGCTAATCATCTTGAAGGAACAATACATAATGCTAATGTTGGTGAAGCTACCAAACAACGTATGAAAAGCTTATATAATCTTATGTATCGATATTGTCTGAAAAATGATATCGTTGATAAAGATTATGCAGCCCTTTGTGAAAGTGTATCACGTGGAGAAACCAAAATAAAGCGTGTACCATTCTCTGATGAGGAGATAATGAAGCTGTGGGATAACATAACATATCCATTCACTGATATGGTTTTAATAGGCATATACAGCGGTTGGAGGCCTCAGGAGCTGGCTATTCTTAAGATAGCTGATATAGATTTAGATAACTGGTCCTTCACCGGCGGTCTGAAAACCGATGCTGGCCGTAATCGTACTATACCTATTCATACAGCCATCCAGAAGCTTGTTAAACAGAATTATGATAAAGCCATACAAATGCATAGTGCTTATCTGTTTAATGATCAAAATGGACAACAAGGTACTCATCTTACTTATGACAAATATCGTGGTCGCTTTAATAAAGTTATGATGAAGCTTAACCTGAAGCATAAACCACATGATACAAGACATACATTTATCAATGCTGCTAAAGCAGCTAATATGAACGAATATGTATTAAAGATAATCGTTGGCCACGTTATAGAAGATGTTACAGAAGCTGTATATACCCACAGAACTGTAGATCAACTTCGTGAAGAACTTATTAAAATCGACCTTCCTAATCCATAA